ACCAACACCAACGCCTGCGACGAACTGAGTCGCCAACTTCGCAGCTGGGAGATAAGCAGTAAGCATAAATAATGTCTCCTAGTAGTAGGGTTTCATTATACGGCAGGTTTACTCTGCGAGAGTCACTTCTCCGCGTGCCAGACGTTCGCTGAATATCTTGAAGTCCTCGCTGGACATCTCGGCTGCCTGAGCTCGAGTCACAACTTCTGCATCGGGCTTGGGCGGCTGGGGAAGAACTTCCACTTCCTCGACCACCTTGAGATCGACTGCGGCTACCTTGGCGGCCTCTTCGGCCATTCCGGTTGGGATCACGCCGTTGATGAACTCGACGGCAGCGTCCGCATTCGTCACGAGCTCGATGAAGAGCGTTGAATATGCCTCTGTCGACTCGAACTCCTCGCGCAGCTGTTGGTTCTTGATGAATCGCTTACCATCCGCAGACTTCTGTCCATAAGAAGTCAGGAGAATGTTCTTGAACTCGGCGATGATGCTCTTACCGTCTTGTGCAGCAACGATTCTCTGCAACGACTCTGACAAACCGCCTTCGTGGCTCAATTCGAGCTCAACCAGCTCCGCCTTGGAGAGGTGAAAGAAGAAGTCCTCACTGACCTCCTCTCCGTTGAAATCTTCGTACGTAATTGTCTTCTTGAGCACGCTTACTCCCAATGATTGGTGTAGTCCGCCAATGGTGGTCTAGAGAAATCGATCGCGATGCACGGCCTCTTATCTTCAGTCATCGTCGTCGAGAACTTCACCTCCATCCGGTTGTTCATGTTCCAGCCGACTGAGTCGGTGTACGCCGTGGGTGGCAAGCCGATCTCATCGTAGAAATGAGACAAGCTGCAAGACATGAAGTGGATCAGTTCGTAGTTGACCGAGTTCTCAGCGCGCTTGATGTCCTCTACCGTGCTATTGAAATATCTCCCCGTGAGCATGTCGTAGCAGAGAACCTGACCGCTTCCCACCATGATCACTTCCTCCGACCTGGGAGGATTGGCGGTGACGCGATCTTGAGCGACTTCGTCGCGGATCTTCTCGTCCTGACGAGGGCCGAGTCTCTCGATGACCTTCTCTTTGTATTCCCCTAGAGCTCGATCCGAAGCTGCCACAGCAACGGTCATTGCTGCGATCTTCTTCGACGTGATCTTGTGCGCGAGAATGATGCTCGAGACGGTTGCAGCACCCACGACAACGGGCGGAATGAACTGAGGCCAAACCATCTGGACTTTCTCAGTTTTTGACCGCTCGACTATCTCTGTCTCGGGAAACTTCAATGCGTCCAGACGCTCGCGCCTCTCTTTGGCAATGATCTCAGCTGCCTTGAACGATGCGCGACCTGTGAGAACAGCAGTTGCGATCGTGCCAGCAACTCCAAGACCAGTGAGAATCGTAGTGGAGTTTTCGTTTGCTAGATACTTCAACTTACTTACGTGTGGCACTAGACCGCTCAGCATAGTAACCTCTCAAATATAGAAGGAGCGTCTTCGACGCATCTCACGAACGAAGATCCAGATCAGCCACAACCCACACGTGAGGAACACCATGATGCAGTCTCCGAGAAAACTTAAGCACCCGTAATTTCTCGGGGTCACATAAACGTATGGCATGTCACCTCCCAAAAAATAGAGGGCGAGGTAGCTAATCCTTTCGGAACCAGCCATGTCACGAAGGACATGGGAGTCTACCTCTGTTATACACGATGTTTTTTCTGCGAGGTTACTTCTTGATCTGCTTGACGAACTTGACCACGTCGAGTCTTGTCGTCATGGTGAATCGTTTGTTTGCCTTAGCCCAGTACCAATTGTTTCGAGCGCGAACAGTTCCTTTGTCATATCCGGTGAAATGCCAAACCAGGTTGGGCTTTCCATCCCGCTCCAGATAAATGGCCCACGAGTTGTTTCCCTTACCGTTATGAAGAACCTGCCAACCGATAGGGTTGAGCTCAGTCGCGAAGAGCAAGCTGAGTGTTAGGACGACATCAGCCTTGTCCTTTGCGTGATGCTCGATATCGTGAAGAAGAGTTGCCATAGTTACTCCTTAGGGTAGAAGGTCATGAAGAAGCTTAGATGCTATCAGACTTTCTTCTTCATTGCCAACTAATATGAGTAGACGCAGAGCCTTGATGATCGTATCTTTTTGTTCGGCATCGAGCACATCAGTAGTTGTGGCCGTTCTAAATACGATCCACATTACTGTCCTTTCTATTAGAATATAACCCTTTAGTGAGGGCCTGCGGAGCGTTGATAACCAGCGTCTCTTTTTCGGGTCGCCAGCCCGCGAAGACACTTGACGTCAGTGTCCTACCAGTATAGGTTATTTCACGCCACGTCCTCCCGTACAGGAGTAGACGGTTTGTGCCACAGAGTGTACGCCCCGTGGTTTTGTCGCCTCACAATGACACAGGCCCTCACTAAAAGGTTACAGAAAAAAAGAGAAGCCCTTGTAGGGTCCCTCTTTTTTGGTAAGTCTATCCGATGACGATAGTATTACGTCTACGCATCTCACGAATGAAAATCCAGATGAGCCACAGCCCGCCGGTGAGGCAGGTCAGGGTGACATCTAGAATAAACTTGAAAAATCCGTAGTTCATAATTCCTCCTCTAGAAAAAACTATACCTTCTATTAAAGAGTATGTTTTTCCTGCGAAGACAAAGAGAAAGTCCGGGGAGGACTCTCTCTTAACCAACTAGGCAACTTTGCGCGAGAACTTCCGCTTCATGCCCTTGTAGGCCTTGGACGTGACGTACACACCACCAATGATGGCGGCGTACACCACGACCTCGGTCGCAACGGACTGAACGGTCGGGTTCTTAAACACAATTTCTCCTTATTGTAGGTTTCATTATATACCATGTTTTTTGTGCGAGAAAAATATGAGAAGGAGGCAGCCTTAAGATTCCCCTCTCTTAGGCGCCACCCTTCTCATTATACGCGATGTAATATCTGCGATTTGGAGAAAAATTTCCCCCCGGGGATTTTTCAGATTTCAAAAAAATTACGAAAGGTATTATTCATAGCTCTTCTATTAGGTGTCGAATCTGTTCATAACTTCTGAATGTTCGCACCGAACAAGCTAATAAATAATACCTTTCATTATACGCCGTGTTTTTTGTGCGATTTGCGAAAAAAATATGAAAGGCCGCGTTTGCGGCCCTCCATACGACTCTCTTGGTCACTTGTTATCTTGGGCGCATGATGAAGCCCAACGCCTTCGACGAAATCACGTTCACATGCTCATGCTTGAGAATCAAGATGATCCCAACGAGATTCGCGCCAACAGTGAGCATCGTATCCTTGCTCACAGACGCTGGCTTTTCTTTGTCCAGCATCTTGTGTAGTCTCTCAACGAGACTCAATGTCTTCGCGTACTCTTCATCGGTGATCGTCTCAGCCTTCAAGTGGATAAGCGTGCGATCGAGCTCTCCTTCGATTAAGCGTTGATTATTCGATTGCTCCCTAGAATTGAACATAGTCCTCCTAAGTAGAGTTCATTATAGTGAATGTTTCACCTGCGATTTGAACTCTCCTCCAAAGGCTTGACTTTAAAGATCAATTCGTTCTTGAATTCCATCGTTTCTGGATCCTCATGAAGTTCGAGAGAATATACGATCTTATTGTCGTCCTTTATTATCAATAGATCTCCGTCATAACCAGATCGATCAACTAACCACTTCCTTAGGATGAACCCTATGAATACTCCGAAATAAAATACTCCTATGACGATTATGATTTCCACCGCGATTTTCATTTCTCAACCAATCATACTCACGGTAGGATATGCCTTTTCCCCAGCAGCATCCTGAGACCGAATATACTCGGTAATTCTAGCCGATTGAACCACTCCAGTATTTCCTTCCACCTCAATAACATCTCCGAGATTGTAGTGAATGCCGTACTGGAACTGATTATCAGGCACAATCTCTCCGTCTACGGACTTGATAAAGGGATTGTTCGTAAGCTCGTCAAGGGCTCGGCTATTCAAGATGTTGACGAGACTTTGGGAGTTCCCTGCAACCATGTCGGTTGTAATATCGTCGGCAAAGATCATCATAGCGCGTAGATCGAACCCTGTATACTGAGGTCCCGACAAACTGGCCACACCGGGCGTGGTGACGAGAGGCTTGATGTCCGAGTTATCAGGAGCAAATGAATATACAAGAGTCTTCATCTCCTTGATGGATTGAAGCTCCTTAATATCTGTAAAAGAATCCATCTGGGGAGAGAAGCGAACGACAGGATTCTCTGTCTGTCCACTTGTGCGATCGACGCCCTTATAACTACGAAATCCAAGAGTAAACGCTATATCACTGACCTCGTCGAGCGTGATTTGCATCCCGATTTCGTAGGTGGTGGCGATCTCCTTCAGAGCCTTGTAGACGGGGCCGTATGGCACACCGACCTTGACGACAGGACCCGATTGATCGTATGCTCTGAGACCCAATCCTGGAATAACCAACGCCTGAGGATTGGCGATGCCCGTAGGATTGGTTCCGTTCAAATATGGACTGCCCTGACAACACATGTAGTAGACGATAGCCCAGAGAGTCCAACCCGCGGTCCCGCTCTCGAGATACCAGTACTTGTCTTCGTGTAGAGATGACGTCCGAACAAATCTGTTGTCCAGCCACGGTAGGATGGAGATCCCGGTGACTTTCAACTTGCCGTTTTCGATGTTGAACGTCTCAAGGATCATGATCTCATCGGATGAATCAAGCCCTACGAAAGTTCCTGGTGCCAGCTTCTGAAACATCTCTATCGTTGCCGGAACCACCAACTCAATCGCACTATCTCCGTAATATCTCTCGGTCCAGATGATCGAGTCGTATCCATCGATGATGTTCTGTTTGATAAAACTGCGATTCAGCGTATACGGTTCCATTAGAGCCCTCCGAAGCGCTCAAAATATGTGAGCTCCCAATCCTGTGCTCCTTGATCCGTAACGACACGAAACTCATTCTCACCAGGTTGAAGTGTCGGCCACGCTGATCCTTCTTGAATACTAACCTTGGAGAGAAGATTCGTGATGACACCGCTGCCGACCCCAACGTTCTGAACGAACTTCCGCATGGGAATAGAGCTCAGCTCGAAATATGTTGCAGGATCTACCGTAGCCACTACCCCAAAAGACGTGATCGGCGGATCTCCAATCTGAACGGTGATTCCTGTAGGATTCGGCGCAGTGACCGCGGTGACCTTGACGTTGATACCCGCCTCGATCGTTCCTCCGTAATCGACGACGACAACGTCTCCTCCCGGTCGAACGGTTTGGCCTGTAATGACGGTTGCCTCGAGAGCGGTGAAATATGGATCTGGACAGATGATAGAGACCTGAAGCTCTGGATCTTTGCTAAACATGTTGACGGTAACGCCCTCGACAATTCCCGAGATTGCCACAGGAATCATGTCGTCGCTGTAAAAGACAAGCTTCGTAGGACGCTTCGGCATGAAATATGCATAGATGAGTCTTCGAAGACTCTCGAACGTCCAGTTGTCGTAATCGGGATTCGGATGCAGTGTAAGGACGATGTTCCGGTTCGTCAGACTGCTACCTACGTAGGATGCCCCATCGACAGAACCGTAGGGCGATGTGTTGACAGACGCCTTGACTGGATCTAATCCGCTAATGTTTCGAACCTGGATCAAGTCTGTCTCGGGTCTGCTACCGTTTAGGGGCATCACAGGCGCTGAACGCCATGAACTGAACGCTTTGACTTCTGTTAGCACGGCTTTCAGACCTTTCTGGCCCCCCGAAGGGGGCCGTAGCAGGTTAAGTAAGAGCGAGTGCAGACTTGAGTTGTGACAACTGGTTCTTTGTCTGTCTGTAGATCTCGATTTCCGTCAAGGCCTCCGGTGAATAGTTGTTCTGCTCGAACTTCACCGTTGGTCCAGTAGCGCTTGCCGGTTCTTCCTCAGTCTGGGCCGCAGCGGCCTGCTCCGCAGAGATCATTGATGCCTGTCCGTATGAGGTGGCTGCGGTAATTGGTGTCACCTTGGTAAGGGCGCCCAATTCACCAGCTTGAGCTCGAACCAGCGTAAGATCTAGTACAGGTGTGATGACCGGATTGGGATTCAATTCGCTCGTCACAACGTCTGAGATCTTACTCATAGAACTCTTCATTGCGTCCATCGCGGCCGTAGCTGCGACATCAGCCGCATCGGCCACTATGTGTGCTGACTTAGTGATGCCCTGAGCAAGACCTTCCACAACATACACGCCAATTTCCGCCATCACCTGCGACGGAGACTTGATCTTCAATCTTGCTCGGAAAGCGCGATTGATCTCGTCGGCCATCTCCTCTACCTGGTGTCTAAGCTCATCCATCTGAGACTTCAACCCATTGACAAGACCCTGAGCAGCCAGAACACCGGCATCCTTCAGGTTATGTCCTGCCTGATTACCGAGTTTCTTAGCTTCAGCCGTAAGCTGCGTATCAAGCTTGTTAAGACCCTGAACCGCAGTCTTACCGCCAGAAAGCAATGCCGTAGCAAACTCCTGATCGGCAGTACCCTCTTCGAGAAGCTTCTGATACGTCGCATCATCCAAACCAAGCTTTCTCAGTTGCTCAAGCGTGGTCTTGTATGCTCCGACAGCAGCAGTCTGGTCCTTGAGAGCCTGCAAATATGCGGCCAATTGCTCCTGCCCAGTACCCTCACCTTCAGTAAGAGAAGGCAAGGTAGAATACTGGTCAACATAACCTTTGATTGTTGAAGCTCTCTCTTCCTTGGCCGCCTTCAATTTATCTCGAGCAGCCGACAGCTTCTCACTGATATTGTTGTACTCGGTGACAAGACCAATCAGTTCTGTTTTCTCATTTCTGAGTTCCTGAGTCAGGGCCTTGTGTCCAGCAATTGAGCTCGCCAAGATCTGTTGATTCTCAGCAATGACCTTCTGAGCAGCCTTGATTGCTTCAGCATCAGGCTTCTTGGCGTCTCGCAGTTCATCAAGCTTCTTCTGCTCGGATATGATCGTCTCTCGAGCAGTGCTCATCGCTTCAAGAAGCTTGTCGTTCAGCTCTTTCCAAACGGTGTTAATACTTTCCTTGGACTCTCTCAGACCCTGAGCAAAGCCTTCTCCGACGTACTGACCAATCTCAATCATGACTTTGGACGGAGAATATGTTTGGAAGGTCTCGGCAAACTTGCCAATGACCAAACGGCTCATCTCTTCGGCTGCTGTGATAGGAGCCTTACCGTTCTGAGAAATACCCTTGAACAAACCATCCATGATTGCTTTACCGATATCAGTCGTCACCTTTGAAGGAGAGCTGATACCAGGAATCTTGTGCATGATGCTCATAGCCTTGCTCATAATTCCTTCAATTTGACTGTACAAGGCTCCAGCTTTACTGAGCAAACCGCCGGTCATACCATCGACAATAGCGATGCCGACTCGGAAACCAGCAGCTCTCATTTCGCCAGAATGAGCATTGATGGCATTTGCAACGCCGTTCAAGAAGTAGATAATCGCCTTGAAACCCTCGTCTACGAGTTTGACCGAGCTTCGAGCGATCTGATTGATGAACTTCGAAATCGCGTCGACCGCTGCAGCGACAATTCTGCTACCCGCATCACCGATACCTGTGATTAGCTTCACGACGATATCGGTACCTGCTTTGACTACATCGCCGATACGACTGGCAATGGCCTGAAGGAATCGAGTAAGCAGAGTGATCCCTGCCGTTGCGATCTGTGCGAGATTGGCTGTCACCGCACTTACAAATCTGGTAATGATCTGCAGTACGGCGGTGGGGATCTGCGTAATGGCACTCAGAATGCCTGTGACAAGCTTCGTGAGAAGCTGAACACCTGCCGCAACAATACGAGCATAGTTATTGGCAAGAGTCTGCAGGAACTGGATAATGATGTTCGTCACCGAGGTAACAAGTGCCGGAAGGTTGTTCCTGATACCGTTCAGCAATGCCAAGATCAAATTGAAGCCTGCCTGAATGATCTTTCCCTGATTCTGAGCAATGACCGATAGAGCCAGCTCGATCAGGGCATTAAACGCTTCGGCAATCTTGGGCGACATCTTGATGATGGCATCCAAGAGACTTCCGAGGATCTTGACAATGGCGTCGACAAACTGTGGAGCAACCGCAGCAAACGCCTTGGCAATCTCCAAGATCCCAAGGACAAGCAACTTAGCGTTCTCGATAATGCCCTTCTGGAGCTGCGTAATTGCGGCAAGGATGACGCCGACCCCGGTTGGGGCTGCGACCACAAGAGCGCTTAGGCCTGTGGCGACGAGGAAGATACCCGCACCCGCTAGTGCCAGTCCTGCTCCGATCAACAACATCGCTGCCCCGAAGCCAAGCAAACCAGGAACAGCTGCTGTGATCAACGCTCCCGCTACACCAATCACTGCAAACGCCGCAGCAAGCGCAACGAGACCCTTGAGAATCGATCCCCAAGACAATCCTCCAAGTTTCACCAAGGCTCCAGCAAGCATAGAAATGCCTACGGCAGCAACAGTTAGAGCCGCTGCACCTGCTAGTGTTCCTGACATAACATACAAAGCGGCCGCCAAGATCGCCAAAGATCCGGCAAGAGTGCCCAGACCCTTTGCGATTGCGCCAATAGACATTCCACCCATGCTTTCAACTGCCGCAGCAATTTTGCCAAGAGCAAGAGAGACCAGAAGAAGACCGGCAGCAGTGAGGATCATGTTCTTCGGCATGAGATGCATGGCGCCAGCGATGACAACAAGTGCCCCGCCGATACCGAGCATTCCCTTGCCAATTGCACTCCAATTCAGACCACCAAACTGCGCAACTGCACTCGCCAAGATCTTGAGACCAAGCGCGATGGCAATGATGGCTGCGCCTTGAGCGATCATGCTCTTTGGCATAATCTTCATGGCACCTGCCACAATGACAAGACCGGCACCAACAGATCCAAGACCCTTACCGAGCTCGGCCATGTTCAGGCCTGCGAATTGCTTTACGGCGAGAGCCAAGAGATTCATACCGATTGCGATAGCTGAAATGCCAACGCCAGCTCGGATCATTCCTGCCGAGCTTGCACTCAATGGAATAGCAGCTGCAGTAATCCCTACTAGGAGAGCAGCGACTCCGCCAAGACCCTTGAGCAGCTCACCCCAACTGAGGCGACTGAGGGCCACAACGGCAATCACAAGAACATCGATAGCTGCAGCCAGAGCAATCAAACCAGCAGCAACGATCGGAAGCTTGAGGAAGCCACCCGACTTGGAGATCTTGTCGATGACTGCCATAGCGCCGAGAAGTTCGCCCATCATGATTGCAATCGCTGCAATAGCTGAATTCAGTCTCGCCGGATCGACGAGCGACAGGACAAGTACCGAAGCTGCTAGGAGGGCGATGGCAATGGCGATTTCTTTGAGGGTCTTCGCCTTGAGGTTGTTCTGGAGCGCCACCATCGAGCCCTCAAGCGCCTTAAACGAGCCCGCAATGTTCTCAAGAATTCCACCACCGAACCCCTTACTGATCTGCTCCAGCAAGCTGCCCTTACCGAAGAAGTTCTTGAGCATCAGAACAAGTCCGCCCAAGAGTCCCGTCCGGACAACGGCTAGAATTGCTTCGAAGTTCATGTTCGATGCGGCCTGACCGATAGCAGTGCCCAATCCAGTAATCAAGTTGATAAGATTGTCGAAGACGTTCTGTAGAGCTTCGCTTTCCTCGACACTGCTTACGAACTTGTCCCAGACCGTAGCGACGCCTTCGAGAATCCTCTGGAATGGGGACAAAGCGCCGGACATTGCCGATATTTGTCCAACAAATCCTCCGGGGGAAAATCCGCTAAACAAATCGCCAAGAGCATCGGCCAAACGACCAATCATTTCGACAGGCTTAGCCAGAATATCCCCAAGCCCATCGAAGAACTTTTCTATGCCCTTGCCCTTCTTCAGAGCCTGATCAATGCTGTAGATGAAATCGCCAAGAGCTCCGGTGATCTCGAGGAAACCGCCCGAACCTCCGGCTACGGCACCGAACAACTTTGCAAATACGCCGATAATCCCGCCAACGATCTGCCTGCCGATGTCCAGAATGGCAAAGAGACCACGGAACGTCCGCTTCAAGTTCTCGATAGTCTGTTCACTAGGCTTTAACGCGTTGGCAAACCTCTGAAACTGCAGCGTTAGGTCGTAGAGATTCTTCCCTGTCACCGCTGGGAAAATATCCCTGAACGCTTCCTTTATTGGCGCCAGAACAAGACCCAGGTTATGAAAAGCAGTGCTAATAGAATCAATAAGAACCGTTCGTCCACCGAGGGCCTTCCAATCGCTTAGTACCTTGTTGCGAGCATCAGCACTTGCATTGAGAAAGCCGTTAATGGCATTCGACATTGCGGTGAACGTGGTCTTAGCTTCGGTGAAGGTACCAAATATGATTTGGAATGTCTTCGCCCAGCCCGATCCCATCGTTTCTTTCGCAACGTCAAACACCTGTGCGATCGTCTTAACCTCGGTCGCTGCGTGCATTGCCGTCTTGGCGGTCTGCTGAATCGCAGCAATCTGAGCTTTATTGAAGCCCATAGCCGCGAGCTCAGCATCCGACAGATCGGACGTGAACTGCTGAAGAGTCTTTGTCAGGACATCAGAAGTAAGCCAAGAAGCCTTACCTGGTGTTGACAACGACTGACGGAATGCCTCTCCGTGAATCGAGACATTCTTCATCGGACCTTCGAGCTTGACGGCTCCCTTTTCCAAGGTGCCCATAGCTTCCGCGGTTTGAGCGAGAGCTCTCTGGAAGACCGTACCACCCATACCCGCATTGACAACCGAGTTCCAGTCCTGCAGCTTCACCGATCCAGCTGAAATGGCCTGTGACAACTGATACATTGCTGTTGCGGCCTGATCGGCATTCGAACCCGAGAGCGCAGCCAGGTTAGCGATACCCTTGATCGATGCTGTCGCTGTACCCAACTCAACACCGGCAGCCGTGAAGGTACCGATGTTCTTGGCCATCTGACTAAAGTTGTAGATCGTCTTGTCCGAATAATCATTCAGCTCGTCGAGAGCCGCATTGACGTCCTTGAGCTTTGTTCCAGCAGCCGCAGTGTTGGCCAAGATCGTCTGAATAGCATTTAGGTTGGTCGAATACTCGGCGAATCCGGCCTTGATCGGATCTAATGTGAACGATTTGACAAACGCCGCACCAGCTCGAATTGCTTGTGTCGCCAACTGCGACATCACGCTGATCGCCATAAGTCGGAGAGCGTCGAACTTGTGGCTTACTTCGTCTACTGCCTGTCCCACCTTGCCAAGGTTGAACTTACTTATTGCGTTTTGGACGGTGTCCAGGCCTTTTCCTAGTTGATCGAACTTCAGATTAGCCTTCAGCTTGTCGAGTGCACGAATTGCGCTGTTAATACCCTGCTCGAACTTGCCTGATTCGAAACTAATCGCTACGACTTTGTCATCAATGGTTGCCATTAAATCCTGGTCACCTCCTTCCATGCTTCAGCTACGATTTGGTCAAATATAGGCCGAATTGCAGGCATAATATAGTCTCGTCCTTGCACGTATCCACCCGTTCCGGTCCCGTGGCCGTACTGGAGGATGACTGCGATGGGGACGCCGTCCTCGATATGGCTGTTACTCCAACGAATTGAGTAATATCCCGGTCGTTGAACGATAGAATATGACCACGATCCCGCAGTCAATCCCGATTCAACCGGTGTGGCATTGGACAAGGCGTTCTGACCCATAGATCCGTACTTGTTCAGAACGGCAAATCTCTGGGAGTCCTTCATTGCCGCCAGCCATCGTTCGGTCCTGCCGAATGATCCTTTCTCCGTAATAGTGATCATGACTACTCCACCGTTAGACGAACGATCACCACTCCAGGAGTACCAGCCATCCCTCCTCGAGACTGTCCAAATACGGTCGGCAATCCGTTCAGAGGAGATGCTTTAGCTCCGCTAGCTCCGCCAGGGACCACATTCGGAGCTCCAGTAACCGGACCATTACTTGGAGCAGCTCCAGGACCGTAGACCGATGTATCTCCGGGATTGTAAGCGCCGCGTCCTCCAGCTGTCGCAGCATTGCAAGCGACTCCTCCATACTTTCCGACGCCGCCTGCTCCCCCACCTCCGCCTTTGCCGTTGTTGTTGATGAGCGTACCATCTGCTCCAGCTGTCCCAAGAGTTCCCGGACCCGTTGCTGATGGAGTACCCGCAACGCCTCCCGCTGCTCCTCCTCCGACAACGATGCGATTTCCCGATCCACCAACGCCTCCATTAGCTTGAGTAGATACAGTTACAGAGTTAGATTGGACGCGCTTACCACCTTCACCACCTGAAGCTCGGCAAGTATTGGTGTTGAATGTCGAAGCTCCTCCGTCACCACCGTTGGTAGTGAGAGCAGGATTGCTTGCATGTTCGGTCCCTAGTGCGCCACCTCCACCAACAACCACAGGACAAGTATCAGGCAGAGCAGACAACAAACCACGAACACGATGAAATCCGCCACCGCCACCAGCTCCTCCGAAACTTCTGATCTGAGTGCCTGTGTTAGCGGTATCGATCCCCCCACCGGCTCCTCCGCCTCCACCAATGCAGATCACTTCGAAATGTGTGTACTCCATGTCGATATACTTCAAAGTATCGAACGTTGCATTGGCGTCAAATCTTAAAACCAACGGGTCAGGACGAATTAGACTCCCTGCGAGTTCGATTCTCATTTTAATCGTCCAATTTTACAATGTACGGAATGAAAACCGACGGCTGGACGTTCTCGTGTGCGCCGTTACCACCCGCATTTGCGATTGAGATACCGGTAAGCGCTGCTCTGATCCAGTTTCCTCGACCCAAAGTTTGGGTATCATAAGACGGATAGTTTCCGAACTGACCACCAATCGAGTTACCCGCACCTTGATCGTAAATATGTGCATGACCCGGATCGGTAACAGCGTGTCCGTGTGCAGCCATTTCAGGAACTGTGATGATATGCGTTTCTTCACCAGTTCTTCCAGCAATAGTGATCGCCACAGTACGAGTCATGCGATTGGCTCGAGCTCCTCCTGGCATAGCATCCATACCAACTGGAGTCACACCTCGCATATCAGGAACACGGAAATTTGGTGCTCCGGGATCACTTGCTCCTCCGAAGGTACGCCATTCGGTGGCAATGCTCGCCGCAGCTTTGGGATATGTTGCGACCGCATAAACTGCGCCATCGGCCCATACCCACTTACCGAAATCTACAGCTGCCGGAAGTGTAGTTCCCGGCCATAGTCGAAGTTCTCCCGGAATCAGACCGCCAGCAGGACCTACTGGACCTTGTGGACCCGGAGGAAGAACGCCTGTATCAACTGTTGTTCCGTCGAATTTAGTAAGAATTAGATGATTATTGACAATTGCACCCGAAACAACCGTTTGACCTTCAATTTCTAGCATTCGATCAGCGGTTAGACCTGTAATTGTAGCCATTTCACCTCCTTAGTCCTGCTAGCTGACATTGGTAGACGAAATATGATACGTATCCGGATCGATAAAGGTAGCGTCCGCGCCAACGATTTGGAAAGTGGTGGGATCGAGCATATCGATGTAGTTATTTGCTTCGTCAATGGCCATCCAGGTACCATCTCCAAAGTCGATGATAAGAAGAGCGTCACGATATCCGAAGTATTCGCCAACTTCAGTGATTGGAGGAAGACTAGGGGAATTTTTTGCCGTCCCATAAAGCTTACTTTCCAGCAACCGCATGACTTCAGGAGGTGTGGTTCTCGAATCGATAGAAACATGAACCGTTGGTCTAAATTTGTTGATCTTTTGCGGAGTTCCCGTTAAGGTCCATCCAAATTCAACGGGTTGAACTCCTGAATCTTGAATTGTTGAGAAACCCTTCGTATCAGGAGTAGCAAGAACATTGTAAAGAATGTGAATTTTATAGCCGTGCTCT